TTAGCCACCGCTTCTAGCTACTCTATTTTCGTTACGTACAATTCCGCCGTAAAAATCATTACCCGAAAGGCGTAAGTCTAACTGGTTACCGCCACTCATGCCAAGGAAAGGAATACCCATACCCCCGCCTATGGCGTTAAAGGCTGCTTTAAAACCTACGTTCGGGAAGATAATACCTACGGCAGCGGCTAGGGCTAATGTAACTGCTAGGGCTACTTTCATTTGCTCTACATACGCCTTTATAGCGGCTTGGAATGTTTCATGAAAAGACTTTCCACTAGTTATAGCCGCTTCGTAAGAAGACTTAAAAATACGTCCGAACTCTTGACCAGCTACGTTAATTATTGCTAATTGGTTTTGCGTTGCTCGGCTTTGAGTTATACAGTTATTACCGGTGCGGATTGATTGTGCTTGCGCGTCGTTATAATGTTCCCAAGAACCCGCCGCGTATTCTACTTGGCGGCGAATGCCGAATACTGCCTGGCTAACTTGGTATAGTGGAGTAGGTGCGGTTTCTTTTGGTGCCAGCCCTGGTTCTACGTCCGCAAGGGTTATACCTCCTTGTACCTTAATGCCTTTGGCTATCTCATTATTAAGCTCTTTAAAAGAGCCAGTAATAGACTTTACTTTATTTTCGGTGGAAACAATTAAGGCAGAAAGTTCGTTAAACCTTACGCTTCCAATTTCGGTACGCTCTAACTCGGCTTTGTAATCCGCCAAAGCCTCTTTGAGCATTCCTAGGGTTTGCTTTTGTTTTGTTCCGGACGCTTGGGTTTCTTGGATTTGCTGCTTTTGTGCGCCGGTCATTTCTCTAACGGCCGCGGTAGCTAGTAAAGTTTCCCGCTGGAATTCGGCCATTGTGTTACCTCCCAAAACCGCGGAAACATAACTGGCATAATAGCCTAGCTTTTCCCAAAAAGTAAGGACGGTACTAAACTCTACCTTAACCGCATTTAGAAAGCCGCTAACGGCTTCTAACATTAGCTGGTATACTGGGAGTAGTCCAGTACCTATTTCGGTCTTTAGGTTCTCAATACTGGCCCTTTGCTGGTCTACTTTATCGGCGGCGCTTAAAGTTTCTTCGCCGAAGTTCCCCATCTTTTCGGACATAATAGCCAAGACGGCTTCCGTATAGTCCCCTAACTCCTTTTCCTTTTTACGAACCTCTACTATGTCTATACCTATTTGGTCTAGACGTAACCCAGTTTGGCGTATAAGTTCCTGGGTAGCATCCCCAAAAAGTTTATCGAAGTCCTCGCCCGTAGAACGTGCATAACCCCTAACGTACTTTAACGTAGTGGCCAGCGTGTCCATTCCGATATTTACGCTGGCTGCCTGGTTAGCTCGGCGCATTAGCTCCAGGTCGCTAACGGTACCACGTACGGCCATGCGCAATTCTGCCAAAGCCATCGGATCATTCATTTTTTGGAATGTGTTCCGTATGCCTTCAGCTTTTAAACCTAGGTCTATGGCTTCGCTCGCAAACTGTTGAATACGAGATACGGCAAAGCTGGCGCCAATAAGTCCGCCAAGGTTTTGGAATTGTCCGCTAATCTTCTTAATAGAAGCGTCCACCTGGGCAATGCCCCGGCGGAACTCGTTAACGTCTATTCCTAAAATTACTTTACTCCGTACGTCTTGCGCCATTGTGTGCAGCTCTTACAAAATCGGCAAAGCCATTGCCTTTAGTTTCATCATGAAAACGGAGTAAGTCCGTTTCCCTTATTTGCTTCTTTACTGTCTTCCCGCTTACGTTAACTAGCACGGCTGCTAGCCATCGTGTGCGTTTCCAGTCATCCTTTAGCCTTTCCGTACCGTGTTTTACAACGGCTTCTAGCTCTTCCCTTGTTAGCTTCTTGGCTTCGCTTGGGCTAATCCCCAAACGCCCGACCAGCATGCCCAGTACGTCTACTGGGCCGCCGGCTGGGAAAAAGGGCCGTTAAGCCGCTGGGTAAGGTTCGACAAGTCCTCGCCGGAAATGTCTTTCTTAAACTGCTCGAACGTGGGCCGGTCGCTTTTGTCCCAGTACTCCTGGGCGTAAAGCATGGCTACCATGTCCGAAATTTTTGGCTTACTCATGTCGGTAATGCTACCGCCCGTGAGTTCCTCGAATAAAAGCGCTGCCCCCAGCGTAAATTTTCCCATGGCTTCTATTAGTTAGTTCCGATTGTCCAAGCGCCAGTGCCTTGCAAAGAGAACGAGTAAGTACCGTTGTCTTTGTCGGGAAAAGAGGCTGAAAGCTGCGTAAGAATCGCGTTACCTTCAATCTTCGTTTCGCCCGTGGCTGGAGTAACTGTACCCGCTGCGCATTGCGTAATCTTAATATCTACCTCCGCACCGATTGAGGCGTAAAGGTCGTCGGGGTTCCAGTTGCTAGCGTCGTCGTCGCCGAACAAAGCGTTTCCGCTAATAGTCCAGTTCTTGGCGCTAGTAACGTAGGAACGGTATACCGCGTCGTCTTTGCTGGTAACCTCGCGGGTTTCAGCGTTCATTTCAAAAGAGCAATCGCTTTCTAAAGCGAAGCCTTTGTAGGTGCTACCGCCATCGGTAGAGAGTAATACGCGGATCTCGCCGCCTGATAAAGATGCCATACAATTAAGTATTAAGGATGAAAAGAAAATCTGCTGCTAGTAGTACGCGTTCGTTAACGTCGTCGTAGAAGAACTGTATACCGTCTAGGGTGGCGGTAATGTAGTCTACGTCCGTTTTAATGTAATCCCGTATAACTGATAACTCGGCCTGGGCCGCGTCTGCGTCTGCGTAATGGAAGAAGAGCGTAGCGGTAATAGTTTCGCTAGCTTGTAAGTCTTTGTTTTCGGTAATGTCAACCGATTGGATCGTTATAACGATATGGTCGGCCGTGGTACCTTGGGGTGCTGCTAACGCGTAAACGTCTTCCGTAGTGGCAGAGCTTACCGCGTCGTATACGTATTGTAGGTAGTTCATCGTAGCACCGAAGTTATGCGTTTTTGAATATGCTTTTGCATCATCTTTTGAGCGCGTTTTACTACGTCGGTGTTATCTACGGCTAGGCCGATAAAGTCCTTCGGCTTGAAGTTCTTTTCGGTACCTCCGAATAGCTGCCAGGGCGCATAGTAAGCGCCTTGCTTTCGGCTACCGCGTAAGCCTACCACTACGTAGGCTTTAGTAGTACCCTTGTTGGCCCACTTATTTATAGACCCATAAAGGTTATAGAATTTAGCACCTAAAGCGCTGCGGCTTTTCATGCGAATACCTTTTGGCTCTTGGCTATCTGCGTAAGCCTGGCGGCGTGCCTCCGTAACTAGGGGCTGTGCCTCTTTTAAAAGTAAATTACGCACCTCACGAAAACGCATAGTTTCGCTGGTGCCTAATTTGCGTAGACGTTGCCGGAACTCTTCAAAGCTCTCGGTACGTCCCGACTGGCTGCGTAGGTATACTTTAGAGCGTGCCATTATCGCGCAATTTAGTCTTTACCAAAATATAGCGCTTGCGGCCCTCCGGGGCGACGCTGATAATGTCGTAGTACTTACCTCCGTAACCTAGCTTCCATTCTGCGGTAACTGCAGTTTGGTAACGCAAACGCCAGTTAACCGTGTATTGGCTTTGCATTTGATCGTTAACCAGCGCTTCGCTGCCGGCTACCTCAATACCTGGTATAACTTCCTGGGCGTAGAACTCCCCGGCGCTAGCAAAACTGCGCTTAACCTGGCCGCTAGCGTTTACGCTGGTGGTTGGTTCGTATAGGGTTACGCGTCGGTCTAGGGTCATGCAAAGTTTCTGCGGTAACGAAATACGATACGGTCAAAGAAACGCGGGCCGACGTTGTAGGGCATATCGTCGCCGAAGTCGTACCCGAACTTCACGCGCTGGTAAATGGCGTGAATTAAGTCTTTAGGCGCTGCGGCATAGCCAGCCGTATAGACGATAACCATACGGTCGCCCTCTTCGCCAATAGAAGGGCTAATAACGCCGTCGAGTAGTTCGTACTCGGTGTCGGCGGTTGCTACTCCCTCTACGTAAACCGTAACTGAAGTAACGCTACCTAGCGGCCAGTAGGG